TCACTTTCCAAAGGCTCTATGCGCGGCTCTTGCAGTACCACCATTGTTAATTGCTTGACACCATTGACCACTTCACAACGCCAATTAATGACAGACTCGGCAGGATAGGCTAATAGAGAGGCTTGCAGTCCAGCACTAGAAACTTGCGCCTGTGTCAGACCTTCCTCAGTCTGCGGATAATCTACTAATAAACCATAACGGCCTGTTAGCAACGTATCAGAGGCAGCATCTTTAATCATTTGATCTAGGTGCAACCCGTTACCGTTAGCATTCTCCACGATATAATCTATATTCAGGGGTAGTTCTATTTCGGTAGGCTTGCGGAATACCATCCCCAGCATGCCTTCTTTAGTGTGGCTGACAAAGTTAACAAAGTTGGCGCGGCTTCTATAGGCATCGTATCTAACTTGGTTCTCTTCACTACCATCACGGGCGTTAGGCGCTGGCAGATATGCCGTACCTCTTACCGAGCCAATGCCACCAGCAAACAGGCTGTTTCTATTGGGGCGGTCTTTGATAGCTGTCGCACCTTCATCACAATCACGTACCAACTGCCACACCGCAATATTGCGAGCGTAGTCTGTGTTTTGCGTATCTACTGGCATAGGTTAACTCACAAATTTGATTGAAACGCTGGCGGCTGGTCTAACCACTGGCATCTCAAAGGCAATAGGATATGTACCCGCATCGGGCAAATGATCCAGATTAGATTTTTTATCAGGTGCCCCGTTAGCGTCATAGGCTAATTGTTCTAAGCATCGAGAGAACTCAGGGCATAACAATTCGTTTACTTTTACGCGACCATTATCAAAAGCAACGTTGGCAGCGATCACCCTATCTTTCACCAAAGGGTTAGACTTATTTGCATACACTGCAAAGCCAGCCGACTGTAATAGGCTTATATCGGATATAGAGGCATCAACTGTTTTACGGCTGCCACCACTAGCATCGGGGTATATTCGTATGTTGTGTTCGGGGTACTTTTGTTTGATGGCTGCGATTAATTCGGGGGTGTCATACATGCCCGTTAGTTCATCAACCGCATGCCATGTAGACCCGCGTGTAACGTAGACCACTGCACTCATATTGGTTACGTTGAAATCAACACCGATTCTTAACTGTTCGCGTGGTTGTATAGTCTCTCGACTAGCGCATTTCTTACGCTCGTAGGACTTGTATACAGTGCCAGAAAATAGGTTAACGAATTGACCGTTTAAATAGGCTGCTCTCAGTTCGGGGTTGTATGTGTCAGCCAGGCTTTCAATATAACCATCTGGTAGATTAGCTTCGTTATCGTATGTGCTGGCCTGTACCATTCCATAACGCTCAGTCTTATTAAGCACAAATCGGTTATAGACAAACTTGTACCCCTCAGGGGTGCTGCAAACGCTTACCCTGTTTGGCGCGTCCTTAAATCGTAGTCTAGCTAATATCTTATTGAATGCGTGGTCGGCCTTTAGTGTAGGCATTATGTCTATTTCATCAACTAAAGCTGCTCCGACCTTAAATCCTACAATGCTCTCAGGACGCTCCATTGACCTACAGATCGTCGTTCCTCTGTACTTCCTACCCTCATAGAAGTGCACTTCCTTATTGGCCTCTCTGACCTCTACACGCAGCCCCATAGCCTCACTTACATCACGCACCGTTGGATAAAAGATATCTCTTATTTGGGGGTAGGATGGAGCGGCATATAGTTGATGCACTAAAGGATAGCGCCAAAAGTCCAGGCACATTTGAATGCACCCAACGTAAGTCTTACCACCACCAAATCCAGAAACAAAAGCCTTTGCCGTTATATTGTCAGGCATTGCCAGAAACTTACCCTGGGGAACGTTAACCGATATATCCATTAATCAGCTTTACGCGAATCGACGATTTCTACCTGTACGCTTGTTGGCGTTGCTTGTTCATCATTAACGGTTTGATCTTGTTCACGCCATCCAAAGCGATTACCCATATAAAGGCGAACTAGCTGCGGTTGCGTTTCTCTCGAATACATCATTTTCTGGAATTCTGTTTCCCAGAATGCTTCGCTGTAATCCTTCGCGCGCGTAATGGTGTGTAGAAAGTCAGAATGTTCATCCATCCAATTATAAATTGTTTTCCTGCACACGTTTAAATGCCTAGCAACCTGACAAATACTTTTGCCCTCATCCATAAGATTTAGAACAACTTCCCCTACAGCTGGAGAATACAACGTGGGCCTTCCTATCTTGGACATAATAACTACCTTAAAACCTGGCTTAAATAGCCTCAATTAGTGAAATTAACATACAAAAAGTGTAATATTCTCTTGTATATTATAATTATATTTAGTATAATAATTCTATATTAACAAAGGGGAACAAAATGACTAGACGACAATTAATCAAGCAGCGCAAACAAGACCTAAGAAACGTAATTCTATTTTCTTTTGCGTCTCTACCTGTAATTGGTTTCGCTTGGGCTTATGGTCACATGTTATCGAATGGGGGTGTTATCTAATGAATCCTTTCAATATGGACTTACAAGATAACCCTGCTAATGATTGCGAGTATCTCAGTCTAACCAATGAACGTATTTTAGGTACGCGATCAGACCCAGAGCCTAGCGACGATCCTGATTATTTAGATCATCAAGCTGCAATGCGTCAAGCGCGTATTGATTCGGATAACTTACCTGGCATTAGTGCTGCTCAACATGCTGAAAGATTGCAGGAAGTAAACGAGCGCAACGCACAAATGGAGCGCGATTTAGTTAAGCAAAAGGCTTTCTTCACTGGCCCTATGTTTAAGAGGCACATTTAATGGAATTTCTAGCTTTAGTTTTTACTTTTACCTTTGGCATATCAGCTGCCATCTTTTGTCTAATTCATCTAATAACCAAATACTTTAAAGGGGTTTAAATAATGAGATCATATCCAATCTGGAACATAGTACAGGCTTGCATATATAAGTCAGGCAAATCATGGGGATCGCGTGAGGAATCGGCAGTCGATGTAGTTGTCGGCACATCCGCGCAAAACTCGCACTATTTCGTCAGTCATAAAACAACACATCGAACACATGATGACGGCACGCAAGAATTCCGCTTTTATGTTGATGGTGTAGTTGTTAAACGCGCAATCATTGAACCTAAGAAACTAAAACGCGATTGCAGCCTTTCTTTTGTGGAGGTAACAGTATGACAATTGCACAATTAAGCGTTGAAGTAACTAACGCATTTATTGAAGGGCAGCGCGCAAGCGTTGGGCCATTTACATCAACAGGAAATCATTTGCTGCTAGATGGCATCCCTATTGCATATAGGGACGCGCAAGGCGAAATATTTCGAGTTGATCCGCGCATTGCTCAGATGCAAAAGAAGCAAAAGAAACAAATTAAAGAGGCCGTCTATCTAGATGTATTTATGGTTCTATTTGCAACCCTGGCATGTGTTGGCGGTTTCTTTTGGTTTCTCTTTGCTCAATTTGGGGGCTACTAATGATTATTAAACCTTTCTTTAAGTCGCTTCACTCTTTTTTAGTAGACATTAGTTGGGGGTTTCTCATTGCCTGGGGAACTATCACCGTTGCTTATTTAATCACCGTTAATATCTTATAAGGGGTAAATTATGAATATTCACGTTAACCAAAAGCCAGACTATCTGGCAACCGTTGAGACTCAACTAAATAACATCGCGTGGCATTTACAGGTTTGCAGAGAATCCAACTGCGCGCCAGCCGATGCCGTCATTAAAATGCATCTTCAAGCAGCGCACCATGCATTGAACCTTCACGACAACCAATAAGGGGTAGATTATGTCAACGTCTAAACAAGATTTATTCAATGATGAACTGGCAGCATTGCTTGATAAATGGTATCCAGAAATATATACAGTAGAATTTAATGACTATGTTTCATTTGATGGCTTTTATATTAATATTGATATAGAGCCGAAAAATTACTCATGCGATGCTAATCATTTTGGTACGCTGCCACCGTTCCCATCAATATGGGGTAAATAATGGTTTATAACTGCCAACTATGCGACACCTGGCTAGATGATGATTACCACACCGCAGAATATGTAGTCATTAAAGGCAAAGAGCGCGAAATCTGCCCAGACTGCTTTGATGAGGAAATCATCGAAGAATAAACCCAACGCTAAACCATAGCAGCCCCTTAATTGGGGCTTTTTTGGTGTAAATCTATTACTATTCGCCAATAAGGGGCAAAGCATGAAACCAACAAACGATTATGAGGCGCTAGTATTGGCCCTCACACTGGCAATTAACGCGCCAGATGATGCAAAGGCGCAACAATGCGTTGATATGGCTGAAAGCCTAGCAGCTAACCTGTCAGAGCTAGACGTTGAACGCGCAAAAAAGCAAGCAAGCAAAGAGGCCAACAATGAGTGACAACCGAGAATTAAAACCAATAGATGAAGCACAAAAAGAAGCTGAAGCGTTTTTTAAACGGAAAGACGTGCAAGCAATCTTTAAGGAAGCCTTTACTTTGGCGACCGTTTCACTGCCTAACTATCAATTAAATCAAGCGGAGTGGCATTCCATGTACAGTGAGCTTTATCCGTCAAAACAAAAAAGAGATGAGCTGTTTGAGCTTGAAAGAGACCTCTATTTCGTTGCTAATGCTTTAAACAGGCGCGTAAAAAGCTTTACATTTAAAACGTAAAACTAAGAAGCAAAAAAACAACCATAAGGCGAACGAATGAGAAACGAATTTATAAGGCTGGCGCGCTTCAAACTGGGGGACTTAACCCAGGAACAACTCGCAGATCAATTAAGCATTAATAAAATGACAGTTCACTTGGCAGAAACGGGAAAAAGTGAAGCTAAACCCTGGCTGCTACTGTCCATTGAATGCCTATTACGACGCGCGGATAAATGGCCTATAAATTAGGCCTTTTT